TATTCCTTTTCATTTATATCCATAACTTTTACTTTCCTTTTTTTTGTTAGTAAATTTTTGTTAGTAAACCAAATATTGAATGTAATAAAAAAGCCTACTAACTATTTTACTAGTTAATAGGCTCTTGTTATTTTTACTTAGGTAGTTTTACTTAATTGGTTTATAGTCTACCACTTTATGACTCTCTCCCTTTCCTCCCTCTAAGTAGAATTGTGGTTTCATTAGCTTGAAACCTTCAATGCTTTTTTCACCATTGTCAATTGTAGTTTCCTCAATTAAGTAATAACCTTCTAGTTCTACTATTTGATACTCACCACTATCTTTCTTAGTTTCCTTCAAGCCACTAGCTTTAACTTTTAAATAGCTTTTTGGATATTTTTCAAGCAAAGTATCGTGTATTGTGTCTTTTACTAACTCGTTCACTTCATTTTTAAAAGACGATTGTTTAGTAGAAGTTTTACTTTCTTTTTTAACTACTTTTACACCTAAGAATTGAGATAATTTATTAGACATGATAACTTTCTCCTTTTTATCTTTTTTATTGGTTTACTCACTATTTCAAAAAACAACTACCATATAAGATAATAATAATACATAATATGAAACAATAACTAATTATTAAAAAATACTTGCAATATCAGATTATATTTAATAATTTGTTAGCAAATAACATAGGAAATAAAACAAATGAGACATTTAAGGAATAACAATAGAAGGTTACGAAGGTTATTATCTAGGAAGGGAAAAAACATCAATTATTTAAATGAATATAAATATATTGTAGGCACAATACATAATTTAAATTTAAGGTGTTTAAATAATAATCAAGATGTTTATGAAATAAATTTAATTGCTAAAGATTTTATAAAAAGAATGTTAAGTAATTATATTTATTTTGATAAATGGACAATTGATATTGATGGCCTAGTGAATGAATTATTCACCATAAGTGATAGGTATATGTCGCTAAAAAATAATCAAGTTAAATATATACCAAAATCAAGTTTAATAATCAATAACATAAATAAAGGAATATAACATGAAAAATAATAGCAAACATAATAATAGTCTTGAATTAATAGATATTAATAAATTGATTGATGGACTTAATGAAAAATTAATATCAATTAATGATGATGAGTTTGATGAAATTATTAATAATGCAATTTTCAAGCCTAGTGTAAAATCTGACCATAATAAAAAAACGATTAATATTAATGATGTAACATTTGATAATGGTGCGAAATTAGGGGATGAAATTAATTCTTTAACTAAGGAATTTACATTATTACAAGACATAATTAAATCTATTGAGCTTAAACATAGAAATAATTATGATGATTTAGATAATAAGTATGTTTCATTAGATAAAAGAATTGACAATTATTTATTACCTATTGATGATTTAAAAAAAGAAATTAAATCATTAAAATTTGATGTGAATGAAAATGATATGCTATTGGGAGTATTGCAAAAAGATATTAAGGTTATCAACGCAAACCAAAAAAATGATTATAATTCATTAGATGATAAATATAATTTATTGTATGATAATATTGATTCATTAAAAGATAAAATAAATACATCACTAGCTTATGATAAAAAGGGTAAAGTTATTAGTATTAAGCACTTGAGAAGTGAAGTTGATGCAATAAATCATTCATTAATGAATAAATATGGGATGATTGATGCAAACAAATTGAAAGATAGAATTGATGTATTAAATGATAAAATAGCTTCATTAAATATTAATGATAATAATTTAATGTCATTGCTAGAAAATAGTGATGTAATAAAATCAATTAATGATGATATTAGTGAAATTCAATCTGACATGGAGTACAAAGTACATGAAAATGATATTGATGACAAAATAAATGATTCAAGTTATTTTCACGATTTAGAAAGTAAAGTTGAGGATTTAGAAGCTTATTCAAATGATAGGGTGGAATTAAGTTATGTTGAATCAATAGATGCAAGATTAAATCGTGTTGAATGTGGTTTTATTGGGCGTTTGTTTAATAGCGTTAAACATGTATTTAATACGCTAAAAAGTGTAAGAATATCAATTAAAACAAAATAACATTGGTTAAGCATTGGTAACCAAGAAAGGACTATATATGACACGTAAACATTACATCGCAATTGCAAACATAATAAAAGATACAAGTACTAGTAATGGTATTTATACTTATAAGGAAGACTTAGTAAATCATTTGTCTAATTTATTTAAGTTAGATAATACAAGATTTAATAAGGATAAGTTTGTTAATGCTTGTAAAAAATAATCTCTCCTAAAATCCTACCTAAAAATAAACGCCTCTTATATTGGAGGCGTTTTCTTTTTATGCTAATAATTAAAAAGTTCTATAAAATCTCAACGTTATTATAATTTTAACGAATTTCAACCAAATTCGAGGGGTATGGCGAGTTCACGACCCCCTGCCCAACGTGAAAGAAAGAGCTGCACACATTCTAAGGTAATTTTTTGAAATTTGGGTATTGGTTAAATTTTTTTCTTTTTTTTACTGTTATTTGTTTTTTTTCTTTTTGTATATATTTACTGTATATACTTACTGTATATATATAATATATATATATAAGGGCCTAATTTTGTTTTTTTAAGTTTTTGTATTATATTTTATTATGGATTTCAAAGAAATAAAAGGCAGAAAATATTACCTGTTCAATAGTATTGAAGAATTCCACTCAATGTTTCCACAGATGTATGTTTCTAAGAATTGGAGGGATAGTGAGGAAGGTGAGTGGGTATATACTGACGATATGTACATTTGTCAGATTCTTAAAAAGAGTAGTATTAAAACTACAAATGGAAAAGGACAGATTTGCGTAAGGACTGTTCTAGGAACATTCCAAGTTAATAATGAAAATCGTAAGATGATTGGTTCAAAAGGCATAGCTGAAAACATTTACAGGTTTGCTGGCGTAAACCCAAAGCCTGGGGACTGTTCAAAAAAGGAAGTATTATTTGCCAAATATGTAGCTACAGGAATTGAACCTAAAGCTGCATACAAAATTGCATTTCCAAGTGCAAAGAAAGAAAAATATATTGCAGAGAGAACGAACTCTTTGCTCAAACAAGAAAGTGTATTAGAAATGGTTGATAAAAAAATACAAGAGATACTTGACGAAGAAGGTGTGTCACCAAGTTATATTATCCAAAGATACAAAGTCATCGCTGATGTTGCTGAGAGTGACTCAAATAGGCTGAGAGCCTTAGAGAGTTTAAGTAAGATTAGTGGTTTATTTAATACAGAAAGTAAAAAGACTGAACAATTAACAATTTTCAAAGGTTTTACTGATGAGCAAATGGAGGCTTTGAGTAATGGAAAAAAACAAGAACTGGTTGCACACGCAGAAAAAGAGTCATAAAGAAGACTTATGTCCTGTATGTCAAGAGGATTTATATATAAGTAGCACATATTCTAAAAGAATTGGTCTCGTAGATGAGAATGATACTCTTTTGGGATGGCTTTGCTATTATTGTAGGTCTGAGTTTGATGATAAGGATAGAATTGTAACCATTGAAGATTCAGATTTTGGGTCTTTAGAAATTGATGCAGAAGCGTGAATCTCTTAGAAACAGTTATATTTCTTATCTTAATTACTGTTTCTACATATTATTATCGTCAAATGGATAATTTGCAATTGTGCCCAAAGTATTGCGAAATTAACCATGTACATAATTATGAAAATTTACACAAAGGAGAAGTAAAATGCCAAAATTTGGTAGCACATCAAAACGAAGACTCGCTACATGTCACGAAGACTTGCAAGAGATATTTGAAGAAGTAGTAAAAATCTTTGATTGTTCAGTATTATGTGGACATCGAGGTGAAGAAGCACAAAACGAAGCATATGAGAAAGGGAATTCTAAAGTTAAGTTCCCTAATGGTCGTCATAATGCAAGTCCAAGTAATGCTGTAGATGTTACACCTTATCCAGTTGACTGGAAAGATTTAGATAGAATGAACTATTTTGCTGGAATCGTTAAAGGTATTGCACATATGAAAGGTATTCCAATTCGCTGGGGTGGTGACTGGAATGATAACACAGACTTAAAAGATAACAATTTTGACGATTTACCACATTTTGAGCTAAAACTCTAAATGGCCAATCTAAATCTTAATGGGAGTGTTTCTCAGAATGAGAAAGTTCTTAAGATGGCTTACGAAGACTTAATCGTCTTTGGTAAATTATTCTCACCACAAGATTTCTTAGCATCAGCCACTCCTAATTTCCACAATGAAGTAGGTAAACTTCTAATAAATAAAGATATTCAACAATTAGCACTTGTTTTACCTCGTGACCATGCTAAATCTACACTAGCTGCAACTGCAGTTCTACATAGATTCTTGTTTGCTACAAAGGATAGGCCTGAATTTATTGCGTGGATAGGTGAGGCACAAGACCAAGCAACAGATAATCTTTCTTGGATACAGAATCATATCTATGAAAATCCTGCAGTTCACTACTATTTTGGCGACCTACAAGGAGAAAAGTGGACAAAAAGTGAATTTACTCTATCAAATGGATGTAGGATGATTGCTAAGGGTACATCTCAACGCCTTAGAGGTAAGAAGCAGTTATCTACAAGATATACTGGGATTATCTTGGACGATTTTGAATCAGAGTTAAATACAAAGACTCCAGAGTCAAGAAAGCAGATTAAGGATTGGGTGACTGCTGCTGTGTATCCTGCGATTGACTTTGATAAGAATGGTTTCTTATGGTGCAATGGAACAATCGTCCACTATGATAGCTTTCTTAATGGATTGGTTCGTTCAAAGAACGAGGCAGAGAATAGTGGGGAAGATTTTTCATGGGACGTGCTGACATATAAGGCAATCTTAGAGGATGGTCGCCCATTATGGCCCTCAAGATGGCCTCTTAAAAAATTAGAAGAAAGAAAACAATTTTATATTGATTCAGGGACACCTGCTAAATTCTACCAAGAATACATGAACCAAGCTAAATCTCCTGAAGACCAAGTCTTTTCAGAGGAGGATATTAATGAAAACCTTTATAGGGGTAATCTTCGTTTCGATGATGAGTCTAATTCGTGGACGCTCATCTTTGATGATGGCTCTAAAGAATATGTCAATCTTTACTTGGGTGTTGACCCAGCTTCGACACTTGGGCTTCGTAACGATTTTAGTGTTATTATGGTTACTGCAGTTACTGCAAGCAACGATTTCTACATTGTTGAATATTGGAGAAAAAGAGTCTTACCCATGGAGTGTGCTGACCAGATATTTAAAATCGCAAAACAATACAACCCAATCAGAAGAATAAATATTGAAACAATTGCATATCAGGAAATGTTGCGTAACTATGTTCAAAGAAGAAGTAAAGATGAAGGATTGTTTTTACCTGGAATTGAACAGGGAATCAAGGGATATGGAAACCAAAAGAAGAAAGATAGGCTGTTTGAAGGACTTCAGCCATTATTTAGAGCTGGTGCTGTACATATGAAGAAACAGCATCACGAACTTATAGGTGAACTGTTAGATTTCCCAAAAGGGTCTCACGACGATACGATTGATGCGTTCTGGCTTTCAACACAGTTTGCACGTGGAAATCCTAAAGCAGGAAAGAAGAAATTAAAGAAAAATAAAGATGGAACTTATTCTAAGCCAAAGCGTTTTTACAATTGGATAACAGGTCAACGTAGCTGATTTGCATTTTTAAGTAATTTTTTATTATATTATATACCATGATTCAAGAAGATATTCGAGTAAAAGATATTAGAGAGAAGTGGAGACGCTGGTATGATGCTAGGGCTGACTGGGATACTCAAGCTAGAGAAGATATTGATTTTTATCTTGGAAGTCATTTTTCTACGCAAGAGGCAGATGCGTTAGCAGAGAGAAATCAGTCGTCTATGCCAATGGATAGACTTTATTCTGCGATTGAGCAGTTTAAAGCTATCACAACCTCAAAACCACCTAAGTTTTCTGTTGTTGCAAGAGAAGATTCTGACAATAAACTAGCTACAGTATGGAGAACATTACTTGAATATGTTTGGGACATATCTGATGGAGATGAAGTATTTAAACAATCTATACATGATTATTCAGTCACAGGTATGGGATACTTCTATGCTTATATTGATTCTGATGCTGATTATGGTAGAGGTGAGGTTAAATTTAAAAATATAGACCCATTTCGTGTAGCAGTTGACCCTAATTCAAGGAATAAATGGTTTGACGATGCAGCAGGGATGATTGTTTCTACAATTTTAACTAAAGAACAAATAATTAATTTTTATCCTCAATTAGATGTAGAAGATAAAGAGGGTAATAGATTAATTGATGATATAGAAACTTTAGCATATACTGATGAGGATTATCCCTCAGGAAGTAATGTTTATTCTGGCAAGTCATTTACTCCTGATGTTGTAAAAGATTATGATGAGTTGAGCAATGAGAAATATAGATTGCTTGATAATTATGAAAAAGTAAGAGTTCCTTATTATAGGATTCTTGATTTAGAAACAGGAAAAGAACGTGTATTAGATGAGGCTAGATTTCAAATGTTATCTGAAGAGCCTGAGTTTGCTAGTCTTGTAATGAATAATAAAATAGATGTTATTCAAATTACACAGCCAAGAGTAAAGTTAACGTGTTGTGTAGGTCAAGTTGTATTATTTGAAAAAATATTAGATACTGATATATATCCTGTTGTTCCTGTTCCTAATATTTGGACAAATACTCCTTATCCAATGAGTGACGTAAGAAAAAACAAAGATTTTCAGAGGTATCTAAATAAAGTCGTATCCCTAATCACATCACATGCACAAGCATCCTCAGGTTTAAAACTACTTGTACCTAATGGGTCAGTTCAGGATATTGAAGAATTGGAGAGGGACTGGGCTAACCCTAACGCAACTATCGAGTATGACGCTTCTTTTGGAGAACCTCATTTCCCCTCTCCACAACCATTATCAAATTCAATATTACAATTGCCTAATATGATTTCTAACTATATTGATTTAAATATGGGTATATTTGAAATGCAGCAAGGAAACCCAGAAGTTGCACCTAAGACTGCTTCAGCTACTATGCAATTAGAAGATTTTGGTGCAAGACGTAGCAAATCTAAATTAAGAGATATTGAGGGCAGTTTAAAACGATTAGGACAAGTTGTGTATAATCTTTCTAAATCTCATTATACATTTAGAAAAACATTTAGAATTGTTCAACCTAATAATGATATAAATGAATATACAGTTAATAAGCGTATGTATGATGATAAGACACAAGAATTAATGGGTATAGAAAATGATATTAGTGTTGGTCATTTTGATATACGAGTAATAGGTAGCTCTACAATGCCTTCTAATAAATGGGGAGAGTGGAATGTTTATATGGATGCATATAAATTAGGATTAATTGATAGACAAGAGGCATTAAAGAAAACTGAAATATTTGATAAAGAAGGAGTGCTTGGAAGAATGGATATGGTACAGCAATTACAACAGCAACTACAGGGTGCTCAACAACAAATTAAAAAACTTTCTGGTGACTTGCAAACAGCACACAGGGAATCAATTCAGGCTCGAAAGCGTTCAGAGGTTGAGAAATTTAAAGGCGACCTCAAAAGCATTGAGCTTGATGCGAAAACAAAAAGTGACAATGAAGTCAATAAACTTAAATCTACTGTTGAACTCGAAATGGAGAGATTACGTAGTGGTCAACCTCAAGAGCCTAGTGGTCTAGGCATCGAGAAATAGTAAAGGAGGCAATATGTCTAATTATAATAACGCAGGCGTTGAAGAGAATCAGTTAGCTGGTAACTCTAATACAAATGTAGGGCAAGATGATGGAGTTAATACTCAGGAGAATTCTTCAACTGATTGGGAATCACAAGCAAAATACTTCCAATCAGAAAAGGATAAACTATTTGAGGATAACAAAAGGTTGAAAAAGTACGAAGAGATTGGTAAATTTTTGGAGTCACGTCCAGATGTTGTTGAAACAATTAAACAACAATCTAATGGCCAACCAAAAACCCAAGACAAAATACAATTAAAACCTGATGAATTTGACCCATGGGAAGCCTACAATGACCCTTCATCTAAATCATACCAATATCGCCAACAAGAAATGCAGGACGCCATTAATGGTGCTGTAGAAAATGCTGTAGGTGGAGTTAAGAAGGATATGGGAAGAAATAAACTAGTTAATGAATTACAAGCTAAAGGCTTAAATCAAGAACAGGTTGATAGTTTCCTTGAATTCACTTCTAAAAATCCAGCTGAATATGGCTTAGATACAGTGCTGACAATGTGGCAAGCTGCTACAAATAACAATAATAATGCCCAACCTAATGCTAACCCTCGTGAGATGGTTAAGCAAGCACCTAACAATCTTCAAGCAGGTGGTGTCCTAACAGGACAGCAACCAGCAAGAAAAAATGATAGTGATAAAATGTGGGAAGGTATTATGAGTTCTGGTGATAGAGGTAAATTTTAAATAAACAATAATCATTCTCTCCTTGAAGACACTTAGTGTAGCTGATAGAGAGAACAATTAGGAGATGGAACAATGGCAATCACAGCAGGGCAATTAAAAGCCACAAATATAACTGCTGCTGCAACTAGTGCTGACTATGGAACAGCGCCTGACCAAAGACGTTTATACGATTTTGGTGATAGAGTAGCAGAGTTAAGCCCAGAAGAATCTCCATTTTTTGTATATTTAAATAAGATGTCAAAATCGCCAACCAATGACCCTGTTTTCAGATTTTTAGAAAATAGGTCTAAGATTGATTGGACTACAAGAAGTTTTGAATTAGCAGCTGATGTTAATGGTGGCTCTGCAGTTACTGCAGGGACACAATATTCATTCACTGTTGATGATTCAAGTTCTGGTAGTGCATCTGATGTTAATTGGTTACAAAAAGGCATGGTATTTGCAGTTCAAGTATTGGACGCTGCAGTTGGAACAGCTTACGCTACAGTAAGAGTTGACAGCGCAGTAACTGATGCTGGTTCTTCAAACACATTTACTGGTAGAGTAATTGCATTACCCCATTCTGATTTCAGTACAGGGTACAATATTCTATCAAATAATGACAAATGTCAAGTTATAGGCACTTCTTTTGAAGAGGGTACAGGTTCTCCTGATGTATGGTCAAGTTCTCTTGATGATGACTATGGTTATACTCAAATCTTCAAAACTGCTGCTGAGATGACAAATACAGCGATTGCGACAAACTTACGTGGATATTCAAATGAATGGAATCGAATCTGGAATCTAAAGTTAAGAGAGCATAAAGTTGATATTGAAAGAGCTATGTTATTTGGACAACGTAATAGAGTTGATAGCATCCAATACTCAGAAGGTATTGTAGGACATGTAGTTAAAAATTCTGCACCTACCTCTGGAGATGCGAATCTATCATACACTCCTGGCGTAGCTTACAATAGGACTTTAGCTGAAGCAGAATTTCACTATGATAGGTTATTAACTGACTTTGAAGTCATTTATGACCCAGCAAGAGGTGGTTCATCTGCAAAGCTCGCTTTAGCTGGTCTTCCTGTAATGAGCTTGTTTAACAAGTTTGGTGCAGGTGGTTTAGTAAAAGAAACTAATGATGCTAATACATACATGCAATATAATATTGATAAAGAATATGTAGATGGCTCATTTGGTCATAAACTACTTTCAATTAATACTATTCATGGTGATTTAAGTCTTGTTAGAGAGCCTTTATTTAGAGGTTTTTCAAGTGCTTACATGATGATAGTTGATATGGGACAAGTAGCATATAGACCATTAGTTGGTAATGGGTTAAATCGTGATACTCATATTATAACCAATGTTCAACAAGCAGACGAAGATTTACGAAAAGATATGATTCTTACAGAAGCAGGTCTTGAGATAACTCTTCCAGAAACACATTGCTTATATAACTTTGAAACTATAGCATAGGGAGGTTATAAACAATGAGAAGTGATGTAATTAATGCAAGTAGTGGAAGTCATAACTACGACAAAAGAAGAATACAGAATATTGATAATTCTGCAGCATTAACAAGAACAATGCTAGACTCAGAATCTGGAACTTTATTCCTTGTTGATATGTCGACTGTTGATAACAATGTTACATTAACATTGCCAACAGCTTCAGGCTCAGCAGGGGTATGGTTTGATTTCTGTTTTACAGTAAATTGTGATGATGATGCAGATTTTATTGTAACAACTGGTGATAATGATACAGATATCTATGGTTATATAGTTGCTGGTGCAGCTAATAGCACAGTAGATGATGTTGATGGATTATCAAAAATTACAATAGATGGTTCTGTAAGCCAAGCAATTGAAGGTTTAAGAATGACATTTTTATGCGATGGTACTAATTGGCATTTAAGTGGTTATGTTCCAGTTGCAATAGGCACTGTTGTAGTTGTAGAATCTGCTACTGCTTAAGAATCCAAATAAATAAGGATTAATAGTTTTGTAGAACTATGGGAGTTGTCGTATAAAGGATGACTCCCAAATCTACTAAAATTTTTAAAAGGAGAAAATTATGGCAAAGAAAAGTAAATTACAATACAAGGAATTTGGAGGTACTATATTTAAACCACGTGGGACAGATACAGTGCCAGCTATGTTAACTCCTGGAGAATATGTTTTAAATGCAGAGGCAGTAGAATCAATTGGAGTCGATAATTTAGAATATATGAATGAGACAGGTTCTCTTCCTGTGTCTGACGCTAGAATGAGAAGAAAAAAACTTATTTAAAAGGAGAATAAAATGCCAAAATTAACATTAGATGATGGTCAAGAAGTAGATGTTCCTTATACAGACGATGGAGCAAAGTTAGTTGATGCAGTATCTGAAGCAATGCCTACTGTGGATGTGAATTACGCACCTGCTGGTTCAAGCAATGCTCAAGATAGAGTGCAAAGTTATGCAATGGGTGATTTAGTTGAAGAGCCATCTTCTGCTTTCAAGACTGATATTCCTGATGCTCCAGTTGTTGGGGGAGATGTAGTAGAAGGAGATGCTGAAAAAGTAGAGCAATTAGCAGGAGAGCCTTATCCATCGCCTGAGCAGGCTACATTGCTTGATAAAGAAGCAACATATCCATTAGAAGAGGAATAAATGCGTACTTATATTTGTAGTAAGTGTGACTCTCTTCATGAGATGAAAAATACTGAAGACTTTATATGTAAATGTGGTCATTCATTTATACAGAAGGATAAAATATCTGACTATATTAATATGAGAACTACGTGGTCTGGAACTACTAAAGTTGAATTTGGTACAACTACAATGGATGAGTTTGTAGAAAAAGGTAGGCGACAATAATGGCAAATTTTGATGTACAGATACAAGATTTAGTTGGCTCGTTCTCAGACCAAACTGCAATGGATTCATGGATGACAGATGGAGCAAAAGAAATTATTAATATTTTTCCTCCTGAGTTACTTGAGGAATGTCTAGGAACAACTACTCTTAATAATTCTAGTCCTACATATAATTTAGATACTGCCACAAATGGTAAAGTATTATCTTTATCTCGCTCTGATGGTACGTATAATCAAATATGTAGAAAAATTCCTGGTCATTTATCTTCAAGAGTGCAAAATCCTGATGATATTGAGTTTGCAAGTAAATCAGACCCAGTATACTATTCAAAAGCTGGAACTATAAGTGTGTATCCTACTCCAACAGCAAGTGAGACAGCAGAGGTATTGCATGTAGTGTATCCATCTATTGATGCGAGTGCTGGTTCTTCTATTGCTAAATTTCCTGAAGAGGCTGAATATTTAGTGGTAATATATGCTGCTATTAAAGCATTGCAACAAAACTTAAATACAACAATGACAAATAACGATATTGGGACTGCCTTAACTGCAATAAAAGCTGAGATTGATGAATGTTTAACTATTGCTGATAATATGCACACACAGATTGGTAATGCAATTACAGAAATAGCAGAAGCAGTTGCCATCACAGATACAAGTTCATCTGATATAAACACTGCTCTTGCTGCTGCTGCAACAGCAATGGGGAAATTTAGAGCAGCTAGTGGTGACCCAGTATTGTTTGGGTCTGAGAATCAGTATGAATCAAGTGTTGGTCTTGCTCATGTAAAAGATGCTTTAACTAATGCAAAAAATATAATTGATGATGGTGCAAACTCTCCCACAGGAAATGCAGCAGGAGATGCAGCAACATATTTATATACTGAAGAAGATATTGAATTAATGAATGGAGCATTAGGTATTGCAAAAACAGAAATATCAAGAGCGCAGACGCATATTGCAGAATGGAGTACAGTAGTTCAAACATTATCAGCAGAAGTGACTGGATTCATTAATGAAGCTCAAGGAAGATATGGATGGATAACTGCTAAAGGTACAGTTTGGGGTGGATATTTCACAGCAGCTCAAAATTATGGTGGCGAGATAACCTCTAAGTTGGCAATTGCACAGGGATATACTTCTGAGGCAACAATAAGAATGCAACGTGATGAACAAACATTTAAATGGTATTTATCACAACAACAAGCATTAAAAGATGATTATAGGCAAGGGATTCAAATGTTATTAGGTAAATATGCTAAGAAGAAAGAGGAAGCATAAATGAAAGTTAAAGATATAATTCAACAAGTTGAGCATATTACAGGTAGACAACCTGAGCAATATTTATTAAGATTAATTAATGATGCATTATTAGATATTGCAATTAAGAAGCAACATTATAAAAAAGATGTAAAAATTGATTTAGTTGAAAACCAAAGATGGTATGATTTAGAAGATGATGTGGTAGATATCACTAGGGTTGAAGTGCTTGGGACAGATGATAGATATGTAATGATTCCAAAATTATCTAATCCAGATAAATTGCTAAGGGAGGATGAATACTAATGGCTAAGAGAGACTATCCAAATAATTATTTTGCGTGGTATAATGATGATGATAAGCTTGCTATTTTGTATGTAGATTCTGGTAGTGATGCAACTGAAAAAACAAAAGAGATGTATGATACATATTCAGAATCTACAATTTTAAAAGGACTTAGAATTCATTACCATTCTCAATATGGTGAGGCTAAAAATATAGAAGATGATTTAAAGAAAGATTTAGGTTTGGCTATTGGATTACAACCCTATTTAGTAGATTATGTAAAATCAAGAATATTAGAAGATGCTGGCGATTTAGAAAGAGCATCGTTTTTCAGAAAAAGATATAATATGGAAATGCATAAGTATCCTAGTAGAATTTCAGGAGTACGAACATTAAGCGTACCCAAACTTTAAGGAGATTAAATGGCAACAACAGTTAAAAATGCAACACTAACAGTTACAATAGAAGAAGAAATAACATTAAATGGCTCAAGACAAGGTGCTAAGAATGTTAAAAGAATTTCTAATATTAACGAAATATACAAAAGAATTGTAAGTTGTCCTGGTACTGATACTAGGGTGGTGGACTTTCATAGTTCTGTTAGTGACGCAGTATTAACACCTTTGGATGTTCAAGACGTTCTATATATAAGATTAACTAATCTAGATGATGCGAATTCTGTAGTTTTAAGTCTACAAATGGACCCTGGAGAAGATGATACAGATGCAAATTATACTACAAGTATTAAATTAAGTGCAGGTGAAAGCTTTATCATGGGCTCACCACATGATGGTGTTAGCACATCAGATTCTTCTATATCTGTTATCACAGATTTAATAGATTTAGAAAGTATTATAGTGTCACCTCAAGGAAATACTGTAGATGTGGAAGTATTTGTAGCTAGTAGTGTATAATTAAGGAGAAGTAATGGATAAGAAAGTTAAAACAAAAGAATATAAAGATATGAAAGAAGGTATTGAGAAGAAATTAACTCCAGAAGAAGTATATGAGACATTAAATTCTCAACATAGCGAATACTCTGCTAATGCAGAAAGATTTATTACATTAAAAACCAAAGTAGAAGGTGCATTAGAAATGTTAGTACAGATGCACCCAGAATTAACCAAAACAAAATAACGACCCATTCACGCACAGCCAGTGCTTAGGGTAGGAGGATAACATGGCAGGATTACATAAGTATTCAGTTCAAGAAGCACAAAACTTACAAACATATACAGGATATTCATCTGTTACAATTACTGTCGATGACGATGATACAGATAATAATGGTACAGATTGGACTACAAGTGGTGATGGTAGGGCAAAAGAGGTAACAATTATACCTATTTCTGGTACTGCTGGAGATACAGTTAAATTAGCATTAAAGATTAATGGGAGTTGGGGTGATGATATTACTCTGCAGTTTGATGACTTCCCTATTACAATTAATAACTTGCTGATTGACCAGATTAGGCTTGAAAGCTCTGGGGGGACATCTACAGCAGAAGTATTTGAAGTATTATCATTTCATTAAGGAGATTAAATGGCTCAAGTTAGTAAAAGAAAAGTACAGATTAATCAATCTGACTATAAGAAAGCTGTAGTTGATGCAAATAAAAATCTTACTTCTAAAAACAATCTTCTTAAGTCTAAAATAAAAGAGTCTGAAGAGACCCTTAAAGCTTTACAATCTCAAGAGAAAATTGCATTTAATAGCTTAAAGCAAATCCAAGATAGAGTTAGTACTGATGAAGCTAATGCACATGGTGTCGCTCAAACTTTAAATGAGTACAATCAAAAACTTGCTAATGCTAAAAGCTCTTATTCAAAAGTTCAGTTAGAAGAATCTAAAGTATTAATAGAAATAGATAATTTCAATAAAAAAGTTGAAGAGTTAAATAAAGATATTGGTTTTCTTCAAGCTAAAAAAAGTGAATATTCAAATCTTAAAAAAGAAATTGAATCTTCAAAACAAGAAATAGAAAAACTTGAAAGCGATGCAACTGATTTATCTCATAAGAAACTTCAATTATCACAAGCTATTGATTCTTTACAATCTAATTATGATTCTAAGGTGGCTTTAATAGAGCAAGAATCAAAAAGAGTCTCAGAAGAGCAAGCTGAATTAAATAAAAAATCTAAAGAAATATCTAAACAAATCTCACAATTAGATAAAGATTTAGATATTAAAAAATCAGAATATAAAGTTTCTATAAGAGAATCTGAAGATGATGTAAAGGCAGTAATATCTTTAATAAGTAAAAAAGAAGATGAGTATTATAAATGGGAACGAAAAGTTGAGAATCTTAAAAATAGTGTAGATGAAGAAAAGAGAAGAGTTAAAGAGATTAAAGAAAATTATGCTAAATGGAAAGTGCGTGCTTTAGAGGAAGTTGCACGACTAAAATTAAAAGGTAAGATTGAGAATATTGATAAAGCAGGTTTAGGGGAAATCTTAAATGGCTAAGGTAGGGACAAGTGCTGTTAAAATTATTGATAATGATAGTGATGTTGTATCAGTAACTAGCAATAGATTGGACGTTAATGCGTATTTATCTGCAGGGAGCTCATCAATTGATATAGGAGATGTATCTCTTTTGTTGGGAGGCTCTGCTGCTTCAGTTAACAATGGTACTTCTGATTCCACTACCTTAAGAGTAACTATTGCAAGTGACACTACAGGAGTTTTAAGTGTTGACGATAATGGTAGTTCTTTAACTGTTGACAATGGAGGTACATTTGCAGTTCAATCTACTTTACAGGCAGGAAGTGCAACGATAGGTAAGCTTGCTGCAAATAGTGGTGTTGATATTGGAGACGTGGATGTTACATCAATCTCAGCAGGCACTAATATAATAGGTAAAGTAGGACATGATATTACTGGTGGTGCAGATGGTGTTAAAACTGTAACAAATGCTGGAACTGACGAAGCGTTAGCATCAAGCACAGCGTGTAAAAAAGTAGACATACAGGCTCAAACTGACAATACTGGGCTTATAGCAGTAGGATTCTCAGGAGTAGATGCAACTGAGGCTACTGGTACTGGTATTATACTTTATGCTGGTGATACATATTCTTTAGAAATTGACAATTTAAATTCAATCTATATTGATTCAACTGTAAGTGGAGAAGGTGTAAGGTACACCTATTTTACATAATGGCAACTAATAAAATAACAAGAGACCACCACCTTTGGACACGAGATACAATTAAGAATGTATCAGGAGATGTTACTTTAGATTTAGCAGGCGATTTAACTTTAGATGCTACTGGAGATATTAACATACCTGCTAATATTGGATTGACATTTGGAGATGATGGCGAAAAAATAGAGGGTGATGGTACAGATTTAACAATTGCTTCTAGTGGAGACATATCCATAACTCCAGGTGGTGGCGATGTTACTATTTCTAGTACCACATCTGCAGACCCTTATCTTCGCTTACAGAATAATAATGCAGATGCTAATGGTTCAACTTTAAATTTTTACAAATCTACTGTTACTTCAGCAGATGATGATACAATAGGTACAATTAGTTTTATGCAAAATGATGATGACACTTTATCTCCTACTTATCATACTTTTGGTTCAATAGTAGTGCAAACAGCAGATGTATCTGATGGGGATTGTGGTGGAAGAATGGAATTAAAGGTGGCATCACATAATGGCACAGCCACTACTGGTTTAAAACTAGAGGATGGAGATGCTTCTGGGGAAGTGGATATTAATTTAGGTTCAGGTACAGATTCAATAACTACTGTAGCAGGAGATTTAGCAATTAATGGGAACGAAATAACAGCAGGGCATTTAACTATTAATTCAAGTGGTGATATTACTTTAGATGCAGATGGAGCGCAGGTAAAAATTAAAGATGGTGGTACGTCACATTTTGAATTTGATTGCAATAATCCATATTTTCAGATTTTTGATGATTCAAACTTGAATGACTATTTTAGAATAAGAGTAGATACAAATGGTAAAACAACGATATCCACTGTTGATGATGATGCTGCTTTAGCTGATTTGCATATTGATGCTGATGGCTATGTTGAATTTGGTGGATGTGCAGTAGGATTTGATTTAGTAACTCCTACATTTAATGCCTCAGATACTGATGTTGATTTTACGACAGGAAATAAGCAGTTTGTAACTTTTGATGGTAATAATATAACAGATTTAAATCTAATATTCCCAAAAGTATCAGGCAATTTTGTTCTTTTATTAAAACAGGATGGTACAGGGTCAAGAACAGTAACTAATTATAAAGTTTGGGATAGGAATAATACTGCAGCAGCTAGTGGTAGTGCAACAGTTAAATTCCCAGGTGGAAGTAATCCAGACTTATCTGATGATGCTAATCACGTAGATATTATATCTTTTTTTTATGACGCAGATAATGAGATTGCTTATGGTGTAGCAAGTTTGGATTTTCAATTCTAATGGCATTTAAAGATAATATATTAACTTTTGAAGATACTAAAATAGTTGATAGTACTAAAAGTATTGAGGTTATGATGGATTGGGAAGCACCTATTATGGAAAAATCAGCAGAGTATATTTGTCAAAGCAAGGGTGATATTTTAGAGATAGGATTTGGAATGGGTATATGTTCAGATTACATACAAGCACAAGGTGTTAATTCTCATACAATTATTGAGATACATCCTCAAATACTAACTAAGTTAAATACTTGGGCATCAGGTAAATCTAATGTTACTGTTATTGAAGGTGATTGGAATAGTGTAAGTGGCTTATCAACTTATGATGGAATATTCTTAGATACCTTTGGAGATGATAATATTTTAAATTTTAAAACATTCTTATCTTCTAAATTAAAGTCAGGTGGTAAGGCAACTTATTGGAATAACTTTGAAAAAGAATATGACCCTTACTCTTTTAGCTCAATATCTTTTGAGAAGATTGCAGTAACTCCTGATAGCAATAGCTACACTGAAATACAAAATCATTATTATATGCCAAAGGTGGTAGCATAATGCCAACATTATATACTACTAATACTAACAAAGATGGAATGGTTTGGATTTATGCTGCAACTGATTGGGATGCAACCAGAAGTGCAGGGTCAGGTGGTGCGTATAATAGTACTTCAAGTGCTCCTGGTATGATAATAGATAGATTCGCAGGTAGAGGTGGCTATGTTACTGCTATATATAGAATGATGCTTTGGTTTGACACTTCAGGTATTTCTGTTGCCCCAGCATCTGCAACTTTAAAAATAATGCCTAAAACTATTTTTGAGGCAATTGACTTAATTGCAGTAAGGAGAAGTGGAAATGGCTCTTTCAATCTTACAGGATATAGTACAATGGTGGGAGATGGAGATTCTCCTACTGCAGCAACACAATTAGCAGCTACTGATGGTTCAGGTGGAGGAACATTAGCAAGTGTGCCAGGATTAGCTTATTCATCAAATACAGGAACAAGTTATTCTGTAGATTCATATATTGATATTCCTTTAAATGCAACTGCTCTTGCAAATATGGCAAGCTTAGATGATTTCTCTATAATGGTAATGGATTATACGTATGATTATAGAGACCAAGAGTTTCCATTAACAGGGACAGATGCTAAATATTCTTTTTTTTATATGGGGGAATCTGCAACTGCTAAAGAACCATATATTGAGTTTACAGCAGCAACAACAACAGTAGCAGAAAATGCAACATTTTTTGGAGCAAATTTTTAATGATGGAAATGCAAGACACACTTAAAACATCATTTATAGGATATGGAACATTCCAATTAGGATTTTGGAATGTATTGCCAGAAGTAGTTAATGTAGCAGTAGGAGTCGTTACATTTTTTTATGTCGCAGTAAAGTTGTATATTGCATTAAAAGAATTATAATAGGAGTATTATGCCTAAAGATAAAGGGGTTGTCAAAAGGGCAATTGTAACGCCTGATAAACATTTTCCTCTTGCTGATAAAAAAGCAATAGGATGCCTTACAAAGGCAATTGAGATAGTAAAGCCAGACACTTATGTTGACTTAGGAGATGTTGGAGAATGGAGTGGAGCATCTCATTGGAAGTGGAAGAAAAAGAAAAGACCTCCACTTGAGTACATAATGGAAGACATTGAAAAAGATGTTGATGATGTTAATAAGGGATTGGATATTATTGATGAAGCATTAGATAAGGCTAACTGTAAAGATAAACACATGATTGAAGGTAATCATGACGACTGGATGAATAGGTTTGTAGAAGAACATCCCTATTTAGACGATTTGAGGTTTGAACAATGCGTATTACTAAACGAAAGAAAGTACAAGTATCATCCTATAGGCAAGTATGTTCGCCTTGGGAAACTCCATCTGTATCATGGGCATCATTTTGCTGGTGTTCAACATACACGAAATCACCTTATGAGACTAGGTTGCAACATAATGTATGGACATCATCATGATATTCAACAATCATCAGTAACTCATATTGATGGTCAAAAGTCAGCATGGAGTATTGGATGCTTAAAAGATATGAGTCCAAAGAAAAATGATTGGCTTGGAGGTAGAGAGCATAACTGGTCACATGCATTTGCAATTGTAGACTTTTTTGATAAAGGGTTATTTACAGTGCATGTAATACAAATAATTAATGGAAAGACTTCACTGTGGGGTGAAGTAATTAGAGGTTAATATGGATTTTTTTGCAATACTAGAGAAGTTTGGAATTCCTGTAGCTGTTGCCTGTGCATTTGGTTTTTTTATCTGGAAGCAAAATCAGTTCATACAGCGTGAATTAATGGATGAGCTTGATGAGTCCTTCAAGAGACTAGAACAAATCACTATAGGGCTAATTAACGCCCAAAAAAAGCACTCTCTGGATTTAAGAGGGTTAGCTAAGTCATATGAATCTATGGCTTATATCATAAAGAAGCTATCTGGAAATGGATTAAAGGATAAATTCAAATAATGTTACAGAAAGTAGTTATAGATAAAATTTTAAAGCTCGTTACAACCAGTTTGGCAAAAAAGTTTAAATTGAGTAAATTATTAGACTATATGGAGCGTCCAAACGACTGTGATGTGCGTGTTGATAAGCTAGAAGAGGACGTAAAAGAATTAAAAGAGCTGGCACATCCTTGCCAAGACTTTGTATGCACTAAGTGTGGAACAATCGCAGAGAGAGTAGATAAAGATGTTGATAGCTTTGCTAATAAATTAAAACAAATAAAGGAGAAGTAGATGGATTTCTTATTAAATAATGTTGGTTTAATGGCAGGTATTTCAAGTGCAGGTGTTGTACTTTGGATACTTAAGAAAGTCCCTAATGATAAAATATCTTTAGCAGTTGAAGGTGCATGCTTTCGATTAGGTAAAGTAGTTACTATCTTTATGGGCTCTAAAAAGTCACCTGTTGGGAAATTCTGGAATAAAACAATCGAACCTTGGTTTATTGACTTGCTAGATAATATCTTAGTAGCAGGATTTAAAGGTTTAGTTAAAGGATTGCGTATAGACTAAATGGCAAGTAAAAAAGTATATAGAATACGTAGTTGGAAAGGTGGATTAAACACCTATGTAGAGCCTGGAGAATTAAAAGAAGATGAATTAGTTGATGCTCTTGGTATTGACATGTCTCAAGATGGTAGGATTAAAACAGGTGGACACTTCCTAACTGATGCTGATGCTTTCCCTGGAACATCAGGAGATTCAGGAAGTGCTGCAACTACTACAGTTATTCCAGCTCATGCTAATGCTGTTCATCCTGAGGGTGGTTCAAGTTTCTATATATTTCATACGAACTCATATCCTGGGTTGCTTGCATCACATATTTCAGGATGGAATGGAAGTGCTGATGGTACAGAAAGCCAAATGAGATACCATAATGGTTCTGCATTAGCTACTACTGCAGCTGCAGATACTCCTCAATATGCTGGACTTACTAATCATACTGGTGATGTAGCAGTAACATTTGAATTTAGAGGTGATAATAGTACTTCTGGTGGTAAGGGTGCGTGGGTAGGACTTCGTGCTTTTGATGGTTCGAACTATGCCTCAGGTGGTGCACTTGGAGCTTCTGTGTGGGGGAATCTATCACAGAGTGTTGCAACTGTTAGTCATGAAAATGTTAAGCTTGTAGCGTATAATGGAGGAAATTCATTTTATGTTGCTGATGGAAACATAGAATCTAACGCTGAAAATAAAAATAGATTAATATTTAGACCTGTAGATAGAATTGACTTCCCACAGTCTGGCACTCCTATAACAATTTCTAAATATGTTGTTGGGCCAGCTATATTAATGATTAGTAGTGACCAAGGCGAAGGTAGTGGTGTTAATAATTTTGTACATGATGATAGCACGCCTTTGACTGATTCAGACCAGGATGGTGAAGTCACTATATTAGCAGATGATAGTGGTGATGGTAATTGGTCTGGTGATTTTAATTTTTATATGACTGTTCTTTATGATGATGGTGTAGAATCAAATATGGCGACATTAGGAACAAATAAAACTTTTTCAGCTGATTATTGTGCTGGTCAGATATCTATACGACATTCTGCTACTAACCCTGTTTTAGGGAATTATAGAATACATGGATTTAGAGTATACTGGGAAGATGATGAAGCGATTGCTCCTAGGTTTTTACTATTTGAAGCAGACTTTCAAAAAGGTGTAAGAATTGAAGGTGAGGAAAATTGGAGAGATTGGACACTTGCTTCTGGCGAATATAAACTTGCATCTACTCTTGTAATTGATTCCCCACCAATGCTTAGAACATATGAAGATATAAATGGTTATAGAGAGAGTGACATTACAGAATATGAAACAGGTAGTTATAGTACAGGAGCATTAAGATATAGAACTGCATGCGTTGCATCTGATGGAAGAGCATATATTGGGAATATAAGTTATGGAGGAAAGAATTATCCTTCACGAATGTTATATAGTGAGACATTTAAATATGGATTGTTCCCTACAATAAATTATTTAGAGACAACAGATGCAGTTTCAAGCCCTATTATGCATTTAGAGTCAGCAGGAGATAGAGTATTTCAATTTACTACAAGTGCAATTAATGTTTTCAATGTATCTACAGAAGAGGTGTTTCTTGAACAAGTATTTCATGAGTTTGGAGGTGTTTCAGAATCAAGACAAGTATGTAGAATTCCTGGAGGAGTTGCTTTTGGAAACTCAACAGGGTTCTATGTATATAAAGAAGATAAATTTATTGATGTATTGGAAGATAAAATAGATAAAGCAAGTACACTAAAAAATACTCCATCAGGAGTTGGGGATTATTTATCTGATACAGCTTCATTAGGATATGATTCTAACACTCAAGATGTGATATATTTATCAAGTGCAGGAGATGGAACTACTGTAGCTACAAAGCAAGGATTGAGATATAATTTAAAAACTGAAGGTGTTGCTAAATTCTATTTTATTACTCAAATCAAAGTTCTTTCTAATTTTGCAAATGACAAGCTTGGAGATTTGTATGTAAGAGATTATAGTAATGGAAGTATTGACCAGGCTGATACTGGTCTTTGTTTCAAATATGGTTTAGGGGGAAAGGCTGGAGCTACTGACCCTGGTACAGGCAATGAATGTCAATCCATAATTCAAAGTGGGAGACTTCATTTAGAGAATCCTGGGGGATTGAAAACATTATATGAAGTTAGATTTTATGTAAGTGGCTCTACTGATGATGGTATTGATTGGAATTCCCTTAAAATGCGAACTGATAAAAGTGGTGGTAATTGGAGGGTTTTATCTCAATCTAAAACATCTCAAAGTGCTGGAAATTTAGGAGCAAACTCTAGTCCTGCTAAAACAGATAATTATTTAGCATTTTATCCAGACTATAATAATAAATCTGAGTTTAAAAAGTTTAGATATATAGAATACTATTTTGAGGCTGAACATGGAGCAGACACAGCATTTAGTATAGATGAGATACAATTAATATATAGGGATTTGAAGAAAGTATAATATGGCATTTAGATTTGGAGATACAACACGAAGTGTAAAAAATCTTTTAGGACGTTCAAAGTCTAGGGATAAAGATAATATGGAGTTCAATATTAATTCTGGTCTAGGGAATACGAGAATATTAGAAGTTGGAGAGAATACTTTGAGCCATGTTGCTCCTATTATAAGTAGAAGTGCAAAGCCACGAGAATTTTTAAATTATTTTGGAGAATCAGGCTCAATAATTATGGTTGGGAGGCAGTCTGCTGCAAACAATATAGATAGGCCAATTATTGGGATTAATACTGAAAACGTTCAAGTAATTCCTAATGCTAGTACTTCAGAAAAATTACACATACAAGGAGAGATTACATTTTCTAATTGGGCTAATAGTACTACAGGGCCTGAGTTGAATTTTAAGAAGAGTAAAGGTGGTAGTTTTGGAACTCATGGTGCTGTGACCAATAATACCCATCTTGGTGAAATTAATTTTTATGGGAGTGATGGAGATACTCCTGAATATGGTGCAAGAATAGTAGCACAAGCAACAGAGACTTGGAGTGACAGTCAACAAGGAACTGAATTGCAATTTTTTATAACAAAGAGTGGAGCAACAGCTGATACTGAGGTGATGACGCTTACACAAAATGGTATAGTTGAGATGCCTACTTTAGGGGGTTTAATTGTCCAAGAACATATATGGGTTCCCAGTACCAAAGAAGCAATTACTTTTTCTGCTACAGAAAATTGGGAATATGTTTCTGACAAGGCTAAATTAACATGGACACAACCTCTTTCAAGTGAAAATATTTGTATTGAAGTAGAGGTAATACTCGCAGGAACTCCTACTACAGGTAGTGATACTGTTCCTATATTTTTAGGACTAGTTGGAGGGGTTTCAAGTGCAACAGGTTCTGGAACAGGTGGTACTACTTGGGCTAATTGGGGTGGGAGCGACTACTCAGCATCAACTGATGGGAGCAATGTTCTAAAAAATGAAAATGTAAATTTAGCTGATGTATTTGATGAAGGAACTGGAGGAGATGCAACTAATAATGGAAGAATGTCTAGTCAAAGAGTTTTTCAACCTGATGACTATGATGACAATCGTTGTTATGTTAGCTTTTATTATACAGGCCTTACTGAAGGAACATCCTATACAGTATTTCTTGCGACTAAAGCAAATACAAATGAAGAGTATCAAGTTTTAGCTGGATGTGAGCAGAATATGTCAAACAGTGCAGAAAACTATGCTCCAATTGTTATGAGAGCAAGAACGCTTCCATCAAGTTTTTCTACAGTTATTACAGCGTCAAATACTTAAAAGATTTTAAAGGAGAGAGTTATGGCAAATAAAGAAGTTAAAAATTATTTTCAAAGTGGAGGTTTTCTCACTAGTAATGTAGGTGATATTGGTGTTGAATCAAGAGTATCTACAGATACAAAATATAGAAAAAGAGATGCACTATCTATTGTTGAAAAGCTTATGGCAGATTCTGAGCAAGGTTTTGCTGACGCTAAGGCTAAAGATACTCCTGATGCTATTGACACTTTGCTAAATATTGCGAAATATGCACCAATACCTTATGTCACTGAAGCAGCCTTTATTCTTGAAGGAATAAAAGAATATGGTGATAGAGAGGCATTGGACAAAGCTTATGATAGAGTAGCTGAAGATACAGAAGATGCAGTTAATGAGGCAATAGAAAATAATCCAGATAATGAATTTCTTAAAATGGCTAATATAGATAAAATATCTGAGTCAGCAGAGAAGGTTGCTGAGAGTACTGATGTTGGAATTGGGGATATTGGAGAAATAGCTATGAGTCAAGGGACAGGATATTTTAAACAAACATTAATCAATAATTTCTTAAAAGACACATTTGCAGGTTCAGGTGGTGATGATAAAAGCATATTAGGTAAACTATTCCCACAGGGTGGTGCTCGTTATAAAAATTTAGGAAAAAATTTAAAATCAAAAATTCCAAAACTAAATATAAAAGAATTAGTACAAGTTCCAGAATTATTTCCTGAATTAAGGAAGACGATAAGCGATTTGCTGGACCCTTTATCAGGTGGAATGTCAATGAACAAGGGTGGATATGTACCCTTTCAAGGTAAAAGTTTATCTCCTCAATACTTAGCTACAGGTGGTCAAGCAATGGTTCAAGAGGAAGATGTAGACCCATATGAAAGTGTTGCTGATACTTGGGAGGAGGGAGATTGGCTATCTCCTGGGCAGTCTACTTTTTACGAGGCTGACCCTAAGTGGGCAACAGAAGGGCATTTATATGATGTTGTTCAGGAAATGGATTCAGATACAATGCTAAATTGGGGATTTGATACTTTCTTAGGAGCGTCTTGGAAGCCTGGGGGGGATATTGATAAAGGAGCTGAAGTTTTAAATAATCTTACAATTAAAGATATGTGGGATAAAAACCAAATGAGATTTACTGCAGGCAACCTACCAATACTTGGTTATCAAACTGCTCAGGATGTTATTAATAAAGAGGTGGGTGACATTCTAAGTCTTGAAGGAGATTTTGAAGCTGAGAAAGCACTAGATTTAAAGGCTTTAACTGATACTGTTGACTCTGCAGAAACTTCATACCAAGATGAACTTGAGAATATAGAGAAAAAAGAACTTGACATTGAGCAAAGACGAGCTGTGCTAGAGGTAGATAAAGCAACAACAGGTCAAGAATTTGCAGAAGAGGCAATTACTATTGAAGAAGACCTAATAAAACAAAGACAAGCTACTCAATTAATAAGTGGAGAAAGAATAAGAAAAGCAGAAGAAGGTGAAGCTGAGGCGTTGGAAGATGTTTCTGAGAAAATACAATCTATTAAAGATACTGAAGCGCAGCTTGACCTTGAAGATACCACAGATGAAGATAGAGTGCAAGCTGAAGAAGATAGAGATACTGCAGTGGAGAATGCACACTTGATATACGATAGTACTAAAAAGAGTACATGGGAAAAATTCTATGAGCCAGGAGCTGGAGAATTAGACTCTTCTCTTGCTAATATTTCTCAACAAATTAGTGCTATTCACGAATCTAAAAATACTGCATTAGAAGGTCTTAAAGATTTTTTTAGTAATGAGCTTACACCTTCATTATCCACAGCATCAGAATTTGAGGGACTAGGGCAAGGAAGTTCTGATAAAAAGAAATATATGGCTATTAATATCGCAGATAAAGGAATAGGAATACACCATATCTCAAGTAAATATGCTGAACCTAATACTTATAACGAACCTGATGAGGACTCAAGTTCTATAAAAAATGCTTTCAAGACTTTAAGTAAAAAAGAAAGACAATATTTGTGGGATAAAGGGTATATTAAGCATAGAAGAAAGCAGGGTACGCATGGTTCAAGATTTATATATCAGAATGAAGACCAGAGAGCAACCTATAAATCTGACTTTCTTAATGATGGAACATTTAGAACCAAAAGGTTTGCAATTAAGCCAGGTAGTATTAGGGCATTAAGAGATTTAGGAACAAGCTTAATCTCTGAGGATAGTGCGTTAGGTGATTGGGAGGGTATGTTAGAAACACAAGGTGGTGATGCTTGGAAACAATATCAAAGTCACTTAGATTACAAGTCAATAATACAGGAATTAGTATAACAGGAGATAATTATGAGTAATGGGAATAGATTTGATTTAAATAACATTTTGCAATATGCAAAACAAGATAACACTCAAAATCAAGACAAGTTTTTTGATAACGTTAATTCTCTTATTGAGACTTTTGCTAAAGTTGATGCATCAAAACAAGCTATAGCTAGCAATACTGTTGATAAATATACTAAATTGGGAGCTGGAATAACTACGATAAGTGATTTTAATTCATTTAATGAAGGTATTGATACAGAGATAAAGAGATATGACAGTGGTAGAGATAAAGACCATGTTTATTTTTCAAGGTTAAATCAAATAAAAACACAAGTAGGCACTAAATGGAGAGACCATGAAGATGGTATTGGAATGCTACAAGATATGTATTCTAAAATGATTGATTATACAGACCCTACATTAAGTTTGCAATTCTCTGAAGGAAAATTAGGGAGATATGACCAGCCCTACTCAATTAGAGAAGGTAGTATTGTTGGAAATACAACATTATTTGAGTGGAGAGAAATGAATGATAATGTTGCAGCAATTGCATCTAAGCTGATGACTATGAGTAAGAATAAAAGTGGAAAGATGACTCCCTCATTTTTAAATATAAATACTCATAATGCAGATGGCTCTCCTAGAGTGGTGCAAGTAAAAACTAGAGATGGTAAGCCTAAGGATATAAAAGTTAAAGATTTACAAACATTATTTATGGATTATCAAGGAAATGTTGCTGATGGTTTAAATGCATTTATTACTGGCAATGCAATCAATGAAGAAGAGATGTTTCATTTCTTTTTTAATCCAGATGGTTTGAATGATGATTTGATTAGGAAAAAAGGAGCTTTTTATGAAAAACAATACAATAAGGCGTATTCTCAGTTTAACACACTAACGAATGCTAGCAATAAATACACTAATCAGCTGGTTGAGTTAATTGCTGAACAAAATGAAAGTGGAACACCTATCACTAATGATGCTCTTGTTAAAAAGTTTGGATTAGATTTGTTAAATGCAGCGAACTTTGATACTAGCCTTTTAGAAGGTTCAAACATGTCATTACTAGATAATATTAAACATGATTCAGATATAATTATTACAGAGCTAGCTAAATTAAAGGAAGATGGTGTAGCGTTAGACTTTAACAATCTTAATGACGAATCTCTCACATTAATTGGTCACAACCTTAATATGAAAAAAATTGTTAATCAACAGTTATCTAGTGAACGTGAAAAAATGGATAGAAATGCTCTTTCTTTTTATCAGTTCACAGGCAATCAACTTCAAGATGCAGGCCTGTTTAGTAGAGAAAATGCCCCAGTCTCAGCAGAATATCAATTCTTAGATAGTTGGTATAAACAAGGGTTAAATCAAAAAACGTTACCTAGCAATGTTGTTAAGGTGCTAGAAAACAATGATTTAAAAAATATGTTTTCTCTAGGGACAACAAAAATCCCAGAGAGCATTAATGATTCTACTTGGAACACACCTTTTGGTATAGAGCTTAGAAATGCACTAATGTGGAATTATAAGAATGATAATAATCCAGAAAGTTCAACATACAATCAACTTGTACAGAGGCCAGCAAACATTACTGGTGTTGCAAAAGACTCTGAAGGTAATATTATTTTTAATGTTCCTGAAGAACCTATTGTCACTGATATAGATTTAGATAGAAATCCAGATACAGGGCCTTTTCAATTTAATTATAATACTTGGGCTAAAAATTATTTTGATTTATATGGTGTAGAAATACATAAAGATACTAATATTGGTAATCAGGTGGACTTTGCATCACGTAAACTTATAAATAAAGATAGTGACAACCCTCAGGGTATTAACATGTGGATGGCATACGACACTCCTAATTATAAGAAATTTATTGAAATGTCTGATGATTCTTTAATTGCTAATTCATTGAATAAAACTGACACTAGAAAGATAATCCAAACTATAAACAACAAAGAAGGTTTAAGTGATGAGCATAAAAGACAATTAAAAGCAATAATGCTTTCTGAATCTGGAGGTGATATGAATGCTTTAAACTACAATCTTACGCAAGATGATATTGAACTAAAGATTAAAAAAGATAAAGAGGACGCTTTAGACCCTAATAAAAGGAAATTTATAGTAAAAACAGCTGGATGGACATATGAAGGAGATGATAAGTTTGAAGCTACTGTTGAAGGAAGCGAGTTTCATCTCCCTGAATATAAATTAATGGATAATGAAGAGTTGTATGAAGAGTTAGTCTCCAAGTACTCTAATATATTTCCCCAAAATAAACTAAAAATGCTTGCACAGATAGATAAAGGACATTTAGATGGATTATCATTACAGGAAGTATTGGAGGCTGCTAGTAATTATAAGTCTGGTGCTCAACAACAGAATATGCTAAAGTCTTTAAATGTTGTGTTTGATAGTATGCTTGCTCAGAACAAGATTACTCAAGATGCTAAACTAAGGAATCCTAACGTTACATTTTTACAAGATAAGGGTGATTTCACAAGATGGCACGAGCTTAACGATGTTATCAAAGATAATCTTAAAGGTATTGTAGACATAGCTAAGAGAGACAAAGAGTATAACATTTCTTCTGCTAAAATTGCTGGAATGCCACTAGAAAGTGAAATGGGAAATTGGTTGAAAGCATATTTCCAAAGTAAATTTAGGAGTGGTGGTCAAGCAGGATGGGATTTCGACTCTCCATCAAATAAAAAAACTAGAAAAAATATGCCTAATCAAGCTAAATATTTTAATTCACTTATTGCAAGTGCTAAACGAACATTAAGAATGAAAGATAAGGAAGGAGAAAAAGCAATCTCTGAATCAAAAAAAGCACTTTTTGATATTGCAAAACAATATGATGAGCTACAGATTTTAGATGTGGTAGCTTTATATCAAGAATGGTCAAAACGAGATAGTATTATTCCACCTGAGCAGCACGAACATATGAATTTTGAAGATTTTGTAAGTATTGCGATACGTGGATATAAGAAAAAACCAAACACTTTTGATGATGAAGAGTATAAAAGATATGTTCAAAGAGCATTTACTCGTGACTATAAATAAATTGGAACACTAGATTAGTAAAGGAATAAATAAATGTACAGAGTTAATCCTACAGATATAGTTAAATGGTATCGTTCTAAAGACCCAAGAAGTACTGGGTATATGTCAGACAATCAAGTATACAACTTGTTTGTGGAGAGAATGGGTAACCAATATGAAGAGGGAGAGCTCCCTCAGAACCCATTCCCAGCAGTTGCGTATAACCCTATAGAAGCTTTAGACAATGCTAGCTCTAGCAAAGAACCTTATGATGTGGATGAATCCCCAGGAATGCTAGAGAGATTTGTTACTGGGCAGCTTAGTGCAGCAGAGCACTTTGGAGACGAAGGCGTTCTTGGAATCGCCCCAGAATATTTCCAAAAAGGATACAATGAATCATTTGCTGGGGCTGCATATTTTCTAGCCAATGGAAGGCAGAGATTTAATCCAGAAGATTATTCACACTTAGATGGTGATATAGGAGCTGGACTTGCATCTATGTTTATTGGTATGGCAAGCCCTCTTGATATAGCAATATTATGGGCATCAAAAGGGAGTGGGCAATTTACGAAGTGGACGACAGGTAAAACTGCAGTTCCACTTGCAGGTTGGGCAACAAAAGCTATTAAAGGTAGAACATATAGAAGACAACTAGCAAAAAGACTAAGCACTAAAAATGGAACTCATTGGCCATCACACATGCTTGAAAGTGCTGCTGGTGGCATAGGCAATATTAGTATGTATTCTGCATTTGGATATGCATCAGAAGATGCAAAGCAACAAATGTACGAACAATTGCAAAATGGTAAAACTCCAGAAGAGGCTAGAGAAAATATGGATTATTGGAGGTTATTTCAAGCAGGCTCAAAAGGGTATCAAGACTCTATGCTAGCTGGTGCTGCAGCAGGATTAACTGGTTCAGCATTTCACCTTGCAACAGTTAATAAAATATCTAAGCTTGTTGGTGAGGGTAGAACAAAGACAGCATTAGCTGCTAAATGGGGAACTGGTACTGCTGCAATTGGAGCTGAAGCAGAAGCTTTTACACAAGCTCATTGGTTTATGCATCCTGACCAAAAAACAGCTGATAGTTGGTGGAAAGATAGGACGCATAACTTAGGGATGATACTTGGGTTTAGAGCGATGAATGTTCCTGGGAATTTTAAAAATGCAGTGATGAATGGTTCAAAAGGAATCCTCAATCAATATGAAATAAATAATGCGAGAATTGCAATGAATAGTCAGGTAACTGACCCTGTTACTAAAAAGAAAGTAACACTCCAAGAGTATATAGATAAACACGTTAGTGGAGACCAAGGAAAATCATTTCTTGATTTAATTAATAAAGCAGATAAAAATCTTCTTGATAATTATAACACATTACACGAGCTAGAAATTTTACGTAAGAGTGCTGATAAGTTTGAAAAAGAATATGATAAGCTTGGCCTTGATTTTGACAACTTGTTAGAGACTATAGGTGTAAAAAGAACAAAAGTTAAAGATATTTTAAAAGATAAAGATTTAGATAATTTAAGTAGAGAAGAGATAGTAAAACTTGAACAAGAGATTCGTGAAAAGACTCAGCTGGATATAGAAAAACTGGCTAGTGAAAAATTGGCTGGAGATGACCTTAAAAAGTTTATGGACAAAGCTAATAATATACTTTCTAAGCGTGATACAGCATGGGTTAAGCAATTACAAAATAGAGTCTTGTATGAAAAATTTGAGATGGCAAAATTACAAGAACTTATTGATAATCCTGAATTTAGAAAACAAGCAGGATATAAAGGCGAGTTAGAAGAAAATCTTTTGATTGACCATTGGAAAAATCAAATAGAGATAATTAGGAATAAGCATGAAAAGTTTAATGATTTATTAATGCCTGCTAATTTAGCAGAATTTAAAAATAGTTTACAGTTTAAAGTTTCACAAGCAGGAGATAAATGGCTTTTTGAGGTTAAAGATAAACAAGGAAGAACTATTAGCAGGGAGCAGTTTGAGAGTAAAATAGAAGCAGAAGCTAAAAGGGATTCACAGAGAGACATTCAGAAGGGAAACATAGCCAATGAAATAGAGAATTGGGGAAGACAAGGTAATCCAAGTCAAGACATCCCAATTCAAGATGTTATGGAGAAGTTTGTAAAATTTGTTGAGGTAGATGGCCTGAAACCATTAGATGCTTTAAAGAAAGCATACAATGAAATGTCTTTAAATGGAGAAACGATTGATGCTGCAAATGTTCCACAAGGAGAGATTATAAGTAAGCTTATGGATTCAAAGCGTTTAGGTCATACAGCATACACTGCAAATGAAATCAAAACAATGTCTATTAAAAATGTAAACTTTGCAGAATTGCTATCTCATCATAATAGGTTAAACAAGCATCAAATAGCTATGGATAAAATATTAAATGCATCAGACTTATCTCCAAAAGAGATTAATAGTTTAAAGCATAATCAGTTAAATAGTACTGAAAAAAGTATAGTTTTAGATAAAATGAAACCTAATGAGCGTAGAGCATATGAAGATTTAGAATTTCAAAAGAAGATAGCTCGTGACCAAATTACAGAGCTAAAAGATGGATATAATACTACTGAACTAATAAATGAGGTTATAGAAAATAATCCTAATGCAAATCCAAGTTCAATTTACGACAAGATGACTGATACACAACTTATATCTGAATATACTTTAAATAAAGACAAGTTTACTGCTCAAGAAAGAGCATTCTATGATACACAGATTGAGAAAGTTCAAGAATTAAATAAAGCAGTATTAGAGTCTCAGGTCGCTGACTATCTCAAGATTTTATTTAAAGCTAAAAAAATTAAGGGAGAGCCAACTAAAGAGCAGATTGAGGAAGTTATGAATACTGGCTCTTTAAAAGGAGAGCGAATACTAAATGAGCAAGATTTAGATAAAATTACTGGATATTCATTAAATGATAAAAGTCGAGGGCCTTTAAGAAGAAAGCTTAAAGAACTTATTGAAAAGCAGCAATCTCCAGATTTAAAAAATATAAGTAATAAGTATGATTCTCAAACTGGCTATATTGAGCCTGCTAATTGGTATAAAGAATTTTATAGAGATTTTCAAAAACAAAAATCAGAGATATTACAAGATAAGAGTCTTAGCGAAAAAAATCTAAAAACAAAGCTAAGGCTATTATTAGGAGACAAGCTAAACGCTGATATATTAAATGGATTAATTACAGGTAGAATGTCAAAAGATATAAAAAAAATTCTTAAAGATAAAGATTCACTAGATTTGATGTTTAATAGGCTTGAAAGACAAATACCTGAAGGAGACCATAGAAGATTTATATTAAATGAGAGTAAAAAGATGATTATCGCTAATTCTCATAAATCGTTTCAAGAGGCATTAGATACTGGGACATCAAAAGGGATAAGTACAATACATGCTCAGTTTAAAGCATTAACAATGTTGGCTGAGATAGGCTCTAAAAATGGAAGGACTTTGCTTGAGATTCTACCTGAAGATATTAATAAAGCTTTAGGTAAGGGTGCAAATAATTTTGCAATATCTACCTTCTTGAAGAATTATAAATATTCGATTCCAAGGGAGACTGCAAATTATATTCCTCAAGTTTCTGCAAAAAAAGATGTAGTACAAGTTAAAGAGCTATCTATCCAAAAAGAAGAAGGTGCTAGGATTAATACGATTGCCAACGCTATAAAGACTGGTCAAGTGGGATATATTATGGCTAAGGCGTTTAAAAAGGGGACTGTGACTGCTCAGACTGTAACTTCTGCCTATAGACCTATTAGTGATTATCTAAAGAAAAAGTTTAAAACACTTTATGAGTCTATCCCTAAAGAACGTAGAGATGATAGAGATTTAGCATTTAACATTAAAGATAACAGTGGAAAAGATATCGTCCTTGATAAAGAGATGCTTAAAGGTTTTTTAAGGAATGTAGGATTTGGAAAAGCAATCACACCAAGTACACTAAGGAAGGCAATCACTCAATATGCAGCTATTAGATTTGGGTCACAGAGCAATGAATGGAAAGCAGCAGATGTAATTGCCCATAGTCACGTAGAACTTACCAAAGTTCATCAAGCATATTTAAAAAAGGCACAACTAAAGGGATTCTTGAGTGACTTTAAAAAATTATCAAAAGAAATGACAACAGATTTATTTGAACTATCTCTTGAGGAGGTTAAAGATAAATATAGAAATAAAGATATAAAAATGCATGAAAGCTTTAAACAAGAAAGTACTAAATCAGAAGTATATCTTTATAAACTAAAAGAGGGACTTAATGGTATAGAGAACCTATTCAACCTGAGTGAAGGGAAACATGAGTTTAATAATATGAATGTAACTGTAAGAGAGGTTAAAGGTTCGAAGCAAGTTAGATTTGGCAAGGAACATAAATGGTATACAAAAGAGACTATGGATGCTATTGTTTCTTATATGATAGAACAAGGGCCAAGAGTGCAGGAAGTCATGCCAAGTGATAAGTCTAGGGTTGAGTTTGAAATAGAATTAGATAAGAAAGTTATAAAAGAGCTAGCTAAAAATTTAAATAAAAAGCAAATTTTCACAGGTGAAAAAACAAAAGATGCAACGATACTGACTAAATTTCTTGCAAATGTTATAAGAGAAAATCCATTCTTAGAACAATATATTGATGTATCAAGAGAAAATTTAAACTATGCTGGTAAGATTACAACTGAGGGAATAAAGTTAGTGTACGACAAAGCTACTCCACAAACATTTTTCCATGAGACTGTTCATGGGCTAGAAGCATTTATTAGAGCTTCAAGAAATGAACGATTAATTGAGATGTGGGATAGAGGTCAGAAAGCTACAAAGAAATTAGCACAAAGTAAAGATAAAGATAATTTTAATGGATATAAAGAAAGAATAAAGAATGACTTATTAGAAAAACTAGGTAAAGGTGAGATAAAGAAAATGCCAACTGAGAAAGAGATTGCTGAGATTGCTGCTAATGAATACTTTACTGATAGAATTGCAGATTGGGCATTAAATAGATACTCCAATAAAGGGATTGCTAGTAGAATAGGCCAATGGGCAAAGGTTATGGTGTCAAGGATTAAAGAATTTTTTGGCGTTGCAAGTCCACAAGATGTTCAAAGATTGCTGGGTGAGAAAGTTAAGAATTTAGACTTCTTAAAAACTGTATTTACCACAGGGAATGTAAAAGATAAGTTCCAACTTGAGGGTCAGAAAATATCTTTTCAAAACAATAAGGATTTGCTACGCTCAGGTGAAAGGGTATTTGATAAGTTTGTTGAAGAATTTAAGGCTGACAAATCAATATATAGTAAAAGTACGTTAATCGAAATGATTGCAAAAGCTGCAGGAATTTCAGACCCTTCTAATTTTAGATTTAGATTAGGTGATTTATCAACTGAAGCAGGTAAGCAAGACTTTAAAAAGTTTGTTGAATTTATGAGTGAAGCCAACTTAAATGATGCTAAGAAAAGAGGCTTTATTCAATTTAAAGATTTTCTTGATTGGAGAGTAGAAATGCAAGCATTAGATAATCTTAGAATTCAATCCAACATTAGCCATAGTAGTAATTCTGATATAATTAGAAGATTCTTTGACACTCCTTCTGGGAATATAAAAGATATGTCTAGTTTTGCAAGAGCAAAATATAAATCATTCTTAATGAATAACTTTGACAGAAATATGAAAGACAATGTTCCTCATATTACTGATATTCAGATTGAAAGTATGTTAGGGGAAGCTGATGGAGCAGCATTTAGAACTATAAAAAATATTGCAAAAAATGGAATGCCAATGTATGCAGTAATGGATATGATAGGAATGAAAGACTTATCTAATGATATGTTTAGACATGTATCGCTTGAAACTGGACACCATGCTAAGACATATCTTCACTTAGAGAGAAAAGGACAAGAGATATTTGATAGCTATGGAATTACATCATACTTAAAACCTAAAAAGTACTTTGGAAAATATAAATGGAAGAATGTAAAAGAGCTGTTCTACCTATTAGATTATGATATGAGGTTGGATAAAATTAAAAATGGCAAATTAACACCATTTGAGCAAGATTTTGTCAATAGAGTTTTTATCAATCCTAAAGGAAGAGGATATAAAAATGCTAGAGAATTTAAATTTAACGAATCTACTGGTAAATATACTGATAAAAATGGTGTTCCTATAGACCAGATTACAGGTAAGTATTTAGACTTTATGATGGAATGGCGTAAAGCAACTGAGTACTATAGAAATGAGATTGATTTTGCTGTTAAAGATAGAATGACTACAGCTGAGTTTGAGCAATGGAAAAAAGAGAGCGAAATAAAATGGATTGAGAAAGATTTTTATGTTCCAAGAATTATGACAGAAAAATTCAAAGAAAGTTATAACCCTGAAAATCAACAACTTCTAGGACAGGTTCATAAAGAGACTGAAGCTAGAGCACACAGACATTTAGAGAAGAAGTTTGGGGAAGATGTTGTGAAGAAAATGGGCAGTAAAAAATATGATAAAGAGATGGCAGAGGCCATAGAATCATTAGAATCTTCTGTGTGGTTAGACGTATGGAATACATTTGAGTACGCAGGAGACTCATATAGCTCAAGATTCTTAAAAGATAGAAGAGCGTTTCTTGGTACAGAGATGAAGGGAAATGATGGTAAAATGGTAAAAACCTATGAAACTTCCTTTGAATCAGTCTTTGGGCAATATTCTGTGGGAATATCAAAGTATTTGGCCAACCTTCAAGTATTTCCAGAATACGTTAGCCTTAAAGGATTATCTCTTTCTGGATATAAAGGTCAATTTGAACAATTAAAAGCAAAGGCTAAACCTAATCAAAGAGAAAGAATAGAATGGGCAGAAGAAAAACTTAAACAACAGTTAGGCATTGGAGACAGAGGGAATAGATTTTTTTCATATGGTGCTCATCAATTAAGGGTGGCAAGTGACGTATTATCGAAATTTCAATTAGGATTTGGTGGATTTGGTGGGGTTAAAAATATTATAACAGGTACATCACAAACCACAGGAGCATTTGGCTCGTTGTACTTTTTAGGTGGAGCGTTAAAATCCTTAAATAGGCAAACTAGAAACGAGATTTATAAGACAGGTGCTACTCAATTAGGGTATAAAAATATAGATATGCCAGGTGATAAAGGAATATTTAGAAGTATCGCTGACTTTCAATTTAATCTTGGAGGGTTTCCAGCCACAGAGTTTTTTAACAGAACAGTTGCACCATTAGCAGGCCAAATGTTTAACTCAAGGAATATTAGAGTGATTTCTAATCCCAATATTTCTAAGAACAGTAAGAAATACAAAAAAGCATATGGCGATTTACAGAAAAGAAACAGATTGTCTGACATGCAAATGGAGTTGCTTGAAAAATATGGAGAAGGTACAACTGAAAGTTTTAAAAATCTTTCCTTGCAAGAAAGAGCTTTAGTTGAGAAACAATTAGCTGATATAAATCAACAAATCATGACTGCATCTCATGTGTTCACTCAAGGTGCAACATTAGATTATTTTATGCCAGAAGCTTTTGGTAAGAAATGGATGAAACCTTTAACTCTCTATAAAAGGATGGCATACGCTGCAACTGTGAACACTGCAAGAAATATTAAATTAGCTTTTGACCCAGAAACTAAAGCAAAAAAGACATACTTACTTGCTCAACTAGCAGGACATTATATGGGGGGTGCAGCCTTACTTGGTATGTCTAATTTCTTACTAGGGACTGCCATACCACATGAAAATGATAGTTGGTGGGATAGAACAACAACAAGATTGTGGAGGGGTGAATTTGGAGGATTGTTCTCTGAGTTTTATAATCCTTATGGGTTATGGGGGGTTGTGTCAAACCCAGTGACAAATATGTTTTACCCTGTATTAGTAGACCAAGCAAGATTAGGATTAGTGCATCTTTATGAATGGGGTTCAGGTGAACGTAGTGGTTGGGAGGCAGCTGAGAAGCACATGAGAACTGTTGTTGTTGGATACTCTAATATGATGAAATCAATAGAAAGGGGTAGCAATCCACTAGAAAAAGGAAAGTTAAAATATAGACAACTTTATAGAGATTTTATTAAAAGGACATATCCATCAGAACGTGATTCTTACCCAGTTGAGTTTAATTCAAGAGGTGCGTATTATAACGATATTTACAAAACACTATTTACAGGAAGTAAAGAACAATTCGCAGAAGTTTTAGGTACTAATTTCCAAAGACTTGCAGTTGATTTTTACAAACATGGTAGAGATGGTGAGGGTAAAAAGTTTAATATTGAGGGAAGCAAAAGCTGGAATGAATCTGTTCGTGAAGCACGCAAGCAAATTATCGAAGGTCTGTATAGAAATAATCCACATTACTTTTTAAACAAAAAAACATCTAAAGGTAACTGGAGAGGTAAAGGCCCAATTCAAAAGATAAATGGATTTAATAAGTATTTAACTCCAGCACAAGTTCAAGAGTTGAAGTCTTTAAATCGTGATTATATTGTAAAACTTAGAAGGTATTTAAAGTACTATAATCAAAAGTATGGCAAGGAATTAGTTAATTTTAATTCTCCCTACTAATATAGTGAGCTATAAGCAGTGCATCAGCATTATACAGTGTAATCTTTTTATGTTCTGGAAATAATTCTTTAGCTTTATCTTTTAACCAATTCTTCCTTTTATTTTTCTCAAGCTTAGGAACATTATAATATTTCATCCAAGTCTGTGGAGGTATCTCTCTAAATTCTATTTCGTGGCTAGCAATAATCCCTTGCCATTGTCCATAGTTAGTTCCAAAAACAAATGCTCTACTCCTAGCATCCCCTGGGTGTGCCCATACCTTTTCAATAGCAACACAAGTATCAGCAGGAGCAGTATTTCCCATAGCAATAGAAAAAACTAATGCCATATCTTTTATGCTATGAGGACATTTATATGCCTTAGTACTACCATCTTCCATAATTACTGCAATGCCACCACTTTTTCCTGGGTCTATCCCAATATATCTTTTAGAATGGTAGCTCTTCGTCTTTTTCTTCAACTTTTACTCCTCTATTTGCTTGTAAGAATTCATCGTGTGAATCAAACATCTTAGATTTATCTCCATCATATCCCATATCAGTTTGTCCTGTTTCTCCATACCTTACTTTTGCAGCATGCAATGTAATCATATTCTTTTTAGCAGGATTAGGCTTAACCTTATGTTCGTAATATATAAAGAATACATTCTCTGCTACTTGTTCAATAGCTCCACTCTCAGCCAAATCAGACAACCTAGGTATAGCTTTATCCCTAGATTCTATACCACGATTTAATTGAGATGCTAATATTACTGCACACTGGTGCTCTTTAGCAACCCATTTATAATCATTAACTAATCTTTCTAATTGCAATCTTCGTTGCTCTTCCTTTCCACTTGGAGTAATTAGTTGGATATAGTCATCTATAATTACATCAGGTTGAAACTTTTTAATTTCAACAGCAGACTTAGCAAAGTCTTTAATGTTATCAAACATTGCAAACTTTCCTTCTTTATATTTCTCTGTGATTATTTGCTTTGTCCTTGAAAGCTCTTTAAGTGAGGTATCATCATAGATACCTTTTCTAATGAGTGCGTAGGAGAGTTGACCTGATTCAATAGCTATCAACTTCTTAAGAACTTCTATGTTTGTTAGCTCTCTATTAAATAAGAGTACTCGTCTTTCTTGTGAGAGGAGATTTGAAAGAACATTTAGTAAAAATGTCGATTTACCATGTCCAGGCCTTCCCCCTACGATTGTAATTTCACCTCTTGTGAGTCCACCAGCAAATCTATCTATGGCTTGATAGTTTGTTTGTATTATTTTTTTCTCTTTACTCGTAATAGAATTTACTGCATCTATTATCTCTTCTTCAATATTAAATTTTGTATCAGGTTGTATAGATATTAATTCACCTATTAATGTATGTGCATTAACTAGCGTTCCATAAGTATCATCCTTGCTATCCATTGCATCTGTTTCAATCTTCTTAGTTTGAAAGATAACCTTTCTAAGTAAATACTTTTCATATAATCTTTTAGCATATACTTCTGCAGTACCACTTAATGTGGTGTTTATTGTACATTCAGCTAGATATTCATCACCAACTCCAGATTGCTTATCTTCTTCTGATAGATGTGAGCTTACAGTCATGAGGTCTATGTGCTGATTCTTCTTCCTCATATTTAAAAGAACCTTCCATAACCTTTTTGACCTAGTTTGGAACAACACTTCACTATCTGTAAAGTATCCCATAACCTTATCTATCTTATCTGGATATTGAATTAGTGTGCCAAGCACAATATTCTCCATTTTACTGTCTGATGGCAGTGTTTTACTCATTTTTCTCCCTTTCTTGAAAAAACGACCTCAAAAATGATACATTAAAGGCGTTATCTCAACATAAGGTATACTTAGGTATACCCTAAATATGTTATATTAATTCACAATTAAATTCTTTCGTTATTTGAGCTTGAAGTGGGTGAGACTTAATTTTTTTATCATAATTGTCTGTAAAGATTTTAATTAGATTCTCAACAGTCTCTTCATTGACTAAATACCATTTATTCACTTCTTTTGTATTGTTTATACCATCTTCAGTGTCAAGCCCAAGCTCTATAGTAATTTTAATTCCTGGAATATTATCATCAGTTTCAAATCCTTTTGATTTTTTCCAGTTTTTTCTTGTAGTGTCTTTTTTATCTCTAAACTTTTTAGAGTTTGATGTTGATTGGAATATATCTATTTTAAAAGAGTTTTCAGGTATCACTTCATTTTCAATTAAAATATCAGTACCCATATTATCAAGCTCTAAGTTTCTTTTGATAAAGTACTCGCTTAGGCCATACTTTCTTCCTATTTGTATAAACATACAGTATGCATGGTATTCTCTAATAAATGATGCCCACTGCCTAGCTATCCTACCCTTTATCACATCATCATGTAATTCTAAAGGCAATGATTGTTTTGGATGTTTTCTGTATCCCCTGCTAAATAAATCGTGATATGGTAATGCTTTATTATGTTCTAGTAATAATCCAAATATATCAAGGTTGACTTGTCTGTAGTCTTGTTTGGTATCTTTGGGAAAATTATTCCAATATGTTTGCTTTATACTATATCTTTTATCTTTTTCTAAAAGACTCTCTATTTGCTTGTAGTCTAATATTGTCAAAATAACTCCCTCTGTTTTGTTTTGTTTTTAATGATGGTTGCATATTCCTCATTAAGCTCTATGCCAACCCATTTTCTTCCAAGTCTCTGAGCTACATAAGCAGTTGTCCCACTCCCCATAAATGGGTCAAGCACTACGTCCCCCTCCTTAGTAGATGCTTTGATACATAGCTCAGGTAATTTTTGTGGAAATACTGCAAAGTGTGCATCTTTTGATTGTGATGTATTAAACGTCCACACATCTTTCTGATTCTTTACAGCTTCCTTGTTCATAAAATATCTATCTTTTTTAGAAAATAGAAATATATGTTCATGTGATTTAACATATCTATCTTGTAATGCCTCTGGAACAGGATTAGGTTTATTCCAAATAATCTCATTACGAATATACCAACCATCAATCTGCATACCAAATGCAAACATCCAAGGTAGACCTACTAAATCTTTTCTTTTTAAATATCTATGTTTTGGAGGAGCTTTTTTCTTAATCCTGTATTCTTCACCATGAGATGTATTTAACCCATTCTTATCCCAATGTCCCCCTTTAGCACCAAAGTAAGTATTCCCAAGGTTCACCCAGACAGTACCATCATCTCTAAGGACACGTTTAGCCTTATCAAATAAATGAATTAACTTTCTGACGAACTCTTCAGGAGTACTCTCTTGGCCTAATTGATTTGATTCTTTGTAATCCCTAACACCCCAATAAGGTGGTGAGGTTACGATTGTCTGCACAGATTGTGCATCAAGTTTCTCAATTTGCTCTAAGCAATCTCCTATAAGTAACATCTTTTTCTCCCACTAGTTCTAAATATCTCTTTAATGTTATTCCTAATATTTTAGGTGTGATTCTAACTTTATACATAGTCATCTCACCCATATTCTGTATGTAGTGCTCTATCTGTCTTTCATAAAAAGATATTACCCAGTGTCTGAGTTCAAATTCGTTTTTGAATCTGCTTGCGAAGTACTTTTCCACTCACTTTCCTCTATTTGCTTTATTCTTCTGTCTAACTCCTGCAAGAAGGCATTCCTTACAGTGTCTTCGTCAACCTTGTTGACTGTGAATAAGGGAGAGTCACCATCTTGTACATTAAGTTGGTTAATTGGCTTTGATATGTAATAGACTCCCCAATTATTTTCTTTAAGGATTTGAGTGAAAACTTTTCCTATCTCTTTCACTTTAACTCTCCTTCTGTTGTTAATAGAATTTGTTTGTTCATTAAGTATTTTATCGTGCTCCAGAGCTTCCTCTTTTGTAATGAACTTACTCCCATCATTTGCTAGATACACCACTGCTAGTTCTTTCCTTTTCATTGTTTTTCTCTTTTTCCTTATCTTTAAACTTTTCTTTCACAAAACTCGTAAAACCTTTAGCATCTTTCTTAAAAGTTATATAGTTATGAAGTGCAGCTCCAAGACCTTTTGTTTCTCTGTACAAAGTGTTTACATCGTGAATTAGATTACTTAAGACTAGCTCAACATCTCTCATAGTTGCTTTCTTTTTCTTATTTTTTGCCATACTTTTCTCTCCATTTAATATAATCTTTGTCCTTCTTATACTTTGTACCAAAAGCTTCTCTTATTGCACACTTCTGACATATTATACCAATATGTTCTTTAGTAATAATGCTTGTCCAGTCATAAAATGGTGCACGCACCTTATATGTCCCACAACAAGTACAACTTCTATTGTCACTTAGAGACCTAAGAACAATATTGTTAGTCACTATGCAGCTGCTTTGCTGCGCTTTTTAGCTGTTTTAGTTTTTGGCTTTTCTTCTTCAATCGAGTTTGCAAGGTCAACATGAGTTGTTCTTTGTGCTCTTTCCTGCATACTATCAACAATACCTATTACTTTATATAAAGCATCTTCAAGAACTTTCACTTTTGTTTCTAGTTTTTGAAGGTCGTTTTCCATATTTATAGCTCTTCCCATAAGTTCTCCTAAGTTGTTGCCCACATTCTGGACAATGTTTGTATTTACGTCTTAAATATCTTATTAAATTGTTCTCTTCTTCCATTTAAATTTTTAGGCAACATGAGGAAAAACATGAGTTGTAACAGGGAGATTCGTTATCAACTAAAAAATGCATGTTGCCTAATCTTACTATTATAATTTATAACATCTGGAACTATTTTTCACTTAATTTCTCCATCTCCTCTCTGTTTTTATTTTTCCAGTATCTCTTTCTAAATTTACGCTCAAAGTAATTATCATCAGAATCATACAAGTTCAATGTGTACACTTTTGGTTCTTTCCATATTCTTCTTTCACGAACTTGAAAGTCTTCTTTTTCCCACTGTCACAATAGCCCTAGATTTTCATGCTCCCCATCATAATATGGATTCATACAGTTTGACAACTCAAACCCTATAGGAAGAGTTGCTAAAAATATTACTGTAATTATAGTATCAATATGATACATTCCTACTCCTATCTCTAATTTTTTTAACTTGATGAGCTGTTCTGCCTAATCTTTTTAGGTTTTCGTTCTTTTTTCTTTTTTCTTGCTTCCTACTCTTTGCTTTCTTATTTGGCATATTCTCCTCTTTTCTGCTTCATCTAATGCTAATTTCTCTTGTATTTTTCTTGCTATCCACCAACACCTACCATTGTCTGAATGTAATTTTGCAGCCTTGCTATACATTTCGTATCTTGATAGACCTCTATATTCTTTTACTATAATACTATGTTTTGGCATTGTCTTTCATGTTCTCATCATCCATTGCCCATAACAAACATAAATAAACAATAGCATCTGTGAGCCTACCTTTAATAGAATCTCTCTGCATTTTATGACCATCAACATAAGAACAGATACCATCTATATGTTTTAATAAATAAACAAGCAATGCTTTCTCTCTTGACACATTTAAATTACTAGCTACTCTTTCAAAGTTAGCAAATACATTCTCTGTATCATGAGCATACTCCTTCTGCCCTTGTATATGTGTCTGCTTAACAATATCCATCACTCTGTCAATTGTTTTTAGCATCTTATTAAACTCCATAAATCTCCAAAGTTATGAAGGTAATACATTAGAGTTTTTATACTGCAACTTCCAGCCAGTTAATATTATGAGTATTATACCTCTTGCTTAAAATGTCTGAAAATAGCTCTAAAGAGGCTGTTATGTTCTGTATTACCTTCAATTATTATCTTGAATACCTTTGTACAGTTGAATAAGATAGTCTTAATAGTCTGGCTATCCACTTCTTCTGCATACCTAACTTACTACCAACTTTAATAGCTTTCCTTTGAAATGTGTTTATTCGTTTCATTAGAAAGGTATCTCGTCAGTATCTTTTTTCATTATAAGGTCTTTACCTTCA